GTACTGGCGGTGGCGGTGGCAGGTACGGATCGATGCGAAGATGATCGGCAAGCTTTACCGCTGCATCAGACTGGCTGACATTCAATACCGTTGCCACCAGGCTGATCGGGTCTCCCCACTTCATTCGGTCGTATCCGTCTGCGAACTCTTTACCGATACCGGTGTTGATATTGGTAGAGGTGCTGTCACCTTGTCCACCGGTAACTGATCCACAGACGTACTCTTTACCGTTGAGCCGTCCACCAGGTTGGAAGTGCTCGAGCACAGAGAGCAGGTTAACCATGGCGTGACTGTTGATTGATTCGTAATCTATCTTCTTGGGTGTTGGCTTTGGATCTGCTCCCCACTGATTGAGGTTGATCATTAGTGACTCCGCTCCGGTCTGAAATAAAAATCCCCATGACGGCCAGATCATGGGGATTGGGTTGCCGGGGAAACAGGAGGTGAAAACCCGACTACCGTAATTCTATCGCTGGCCCGATTCAATTACTATGTCCGAAAAGTATTAGCACATGGATAATTGCTCTGTCAATTACTCTGCATGAATTCCATGGATTTGTTCCATGACTTCGCCCAGTAGTCCATGATGTCGTTGTCCACTGGTTCACCGTTACCCTTGGCGAGAGCAAGGATAGCTTCCTCTACTTTTTTGATCTGCCGTGCGTTACGCTTGTGCTCTGGCAGCATTCTCTCCATCATCATCAGGCAGGTAACGCCTGCTGATACCGCAAGAGTCACGAGCTGTCCGTCTGTCATATCGTCTATGCCGTCAGGACGACTTGGAGTGTATGGCTGATAGCTGACCTTACCCTTTGGTGACACGGTCTTGGTATAGAGCTCTACTTGCATGCGCACTCACCTCCACAGGCTGCATATCCTGCAATGTCGATCCACGAATCAGCGTGTCCCGGGTTGCCACCGATCCTGGCTAGCTTAACCAGAGCCATCATAGCGGCTACATCGTGAGGCGAGAACTCGTACTCATGGTCACAGTAGATCGACCAGTACTCAGCTATTGTCCTGAAATTGTTTTCCATGTTCCCGTGTGTTGCTGCACGTTCTTTTGTGACGTACTCTTCTGCCTGCTGTAAGATCTCTGATCTATTCATTTGTTCCCCCAGCATTCATTGTAGAAATCGCAAAATGATTTGCACTCGAAAAAATTTTTGTCTGTTGATATCCGTGGAACCATCTCACCCATTCCGGTTGCACTGAATATGTGCTCCACCGAATCACGAACTGAGCGAGCGACGTTGTAGTCACGGGCTATGTTAATGTGTTGCAGCTCCATGGTGTCGGCATTGACAACCGTGAAAATGCAGGACTCCAAGTCCAGATACGCCATGTACAAATGTATCTGAGCCCAGTACGTAGACGAGTAGTCCTTGAGCCCGTCCTTCTCGATGGCTTTGTATCCCTTCGATCCGAGACACTTGCACTCCCACAGGCACGGGTAGTGTACACCAACGTCTGGCCCAGCGACTATTATGCCGTCACAGTGACCACTGAATTTTCCGTCAAAATCTTGTATCTCTGTCTGCCGGTCACCAAATATGAAACCGGCATTCTGCATCCACCTGATCGCCTTATCTTCGTAGGTGTTTCCACGATCAAAGATCCGTTTGGTGCGAGACTTGATCGGCTTCTTATCGATAGGCTGTCCCAGTGCCATAAGCAGGTGGTACTGCACAGCACGTTGGCACTTGGCTCCTGCTATCGATGCACCCAGATACTTGCGCCCGACTTCTGTTTGAGCGTCGATGGCCTGGTCGATGTACCAGTTGATGCGATCAGATACTGCGTTTTTAGAATTGAGATCAATCACCCTTTGCCTCCAACTTTGGAATCTTATTCTGTGCGAAATAGAGCAGCCTCTTGCATTTGTCCGGACTGGTGCACTTGGCTATGTACGATGGAACCTGCACGCAGATGTAGTGGTAGCAGCAGTCAGTTCCGGTTGATTCGTACACATGCCTCACGAGCGTATTGATCTCGTCCATGCTGAGATCAAAGAAGGATTTCTGCATCAGGTTGTCTCTATCAAGCTTCTCTGCCAACATCCGTAGATTGATCATGGCCTTGCCCAGTATCCACAGCTTTCGAACTCGTGGCATCCGCCACGATATTCACAATCCACCACCATGCACTTTGCTAGATCCTGGTCAATGCCAGCAACACCTTCCTTTATCCTTAGCATCACTACCTGTGTCTCGAGAGAAGCTCGCCCACAGAGACGCTTGCGAGCCATGTTGATCAGAGCCTGGGCGTTGAGCACCATCAGGTGGTTGATCGGAGTGTTGCGGTCTGCCGTTTCATCACCACCACGATCAGTCCTGTTGCTCTTTACATAGTGCTCGACACCGAACTTGTGCCGAACCATGTGGACTGACACGTACGTCGGTATGCCTTTCATTTCCACTGCGAACATTTGCGTTCTGATAGGTGAGTGTTCTGACCGGTACATCTTGGTCATGTTCTTTACGTTCACCTCGTGATCCACCGTGTACGAGCAGGCGAGGTTAACTAGTGATTTGTCGGTTAATTTCGTTACTGAGATTTTCATTATCGAACTCCTAATGCATTTTCGATAGCCTGACGATTGAACTGAAATGAGCTGTGACATGCGGCTGAATACTTGGTGAAGTTGCTGCCACCGAGAAGCGAGAGGTGGACATCATACCCATACCGTCTGAGTACGTCTAGCTGTTTTTCTGTCGCAGGCTCATCCAACCACCTGCGAGATTTATGTGCTGCTTTGTCTGTTTCGTACGCCCTCAGGAAGTCATCTGCCATAGCCATGGCCTGCAGGCGACCAGTGACAGCCAACCGGTGCACCCTGCGATCCTTATCGTTGCGCCCGAGAGCGTGCCAAGTATCGCCGCCGTCCGGAGAGAATATCCCAGCCCATGCATCGAACCCGTTTGCTATCAGGCAGAGATCGTTGCCGAAAAGATCGTGCCACCTGAAGGGTGATGCGCTCATTATGTCGAGCTCTGTCATATCGACATTGGTAAGTGGCTCATGTCCGTCATTGCGCTCGAACACGAATCCGCATACCGGGCATACTCGTGTCTGAGCTGGAACCTCTATGCCGCATCCAATGTTGCCGTTGCGATCTGGGAACCGGTACACCATACCGGGCTCATACTCACAGGGACAGCACTTGACTATGGCTTCGCCTTCTACTTCCTTCAGCACTTCTTCACCGAGACCGTCACCGACCTCGAGGTTGCCATGAGTCAGAAGAGACGTACCGAAGTCAAGCACTACGCAGTCACGTTTGACAACTCCCGGATAGAGCTCAGGATCCACGCACCTGAGACCTCTACCCACCATCTGGATCATCGGGCTCTTGTCTGAGCAGAGTCGTAGCAGTATGACGCATCCAACGGGTTGACTGTCGAAGCCCTCGGTTAGGACGGCGACGTTGGTGATGACTTGCGTTTCACCGTTATCCAAACGTCTAATTTTAGCTCGTCTTTCTTTTTCTCCGGTATGTCCATGCAAAGACTCACATGCCACCCCAGCCGCCCGAAAAGCCTCTGCAACATCTTCTGCATGTTTGATAGTACTACAGAACACAATAGTTCGTCTGTCACCTGCACGTTGCCTCCAATGTCTTACGACCTCTTCATTGATTGGACGTGTATCGAGTACATCAGCCACGTCAGACTGATCGCCAAAAGCAGACTGTTTTGACAGAAGATCAAGTTTAGAACGAACACCGACATCAACCACATAGGCTTTCGGAGGCACGAGAAAGCCCATGCCAACCAACTCTTTAATTGTAATCTGATCTGCGACATTTGAGAAAAACCTCCGTAGTGACTTCTTGTCTGAACGCTCCGGAGTAGCGGTGAAGCCTGACAGTAGAAGCTTTTTATTCCTAGCCTGACAGGCTTCGATAATCTGTGCGTACGTCGGAGCTACGATATGATGCGTCTCGTCCACAATCACATGATCCCACTTAGGCATATGATCCAGATTGCGCACCAGTGTCTGCTGCATTCCGAACACTGCGTCACCAGCGAAGGACTTGGTCTTTGCATCGAACTTGCTGACAGTCCATTCCGGATTGACCAGTTGGAACTTCGACATGTTCTGAGACACGAGCTCGTCACGGTGCTGCAGGATCAGGGTTTTCCCACCCATCTCACGAGCCAGAGCTGCTAGCATGATCGTCTTGCCTGCTCCTGTGCTAGCGAGTGCTAAGGTGTTGCGGCTCTTCTTCAGAGCCGCTTTCGCCTTTTTGACCAAGCGTGATTGATAAGGACGAAGGATCATGGCTTACTTCTTCGCCCATGCCGGGAGAGGATTAGAAGGGGATGCAGTCGTCGGTGTAGTCGCCGCAGGAGCTGCACCGGTCGTCGCACCGCCCCACGATGGAGCTGCTGCGGCTTGTGGCTTTTTTACTTCAGCACCCTTTTCCGGCAATGCCTTGTCAGTGATGATCTCACCCTGCTGAGCGACGACAGCATACTCAGGCATATTGGGAGTGACGATTTTTTTGATATGGTTGTTGACATAGTCATTGCCGTCTTTTGCGTTGTGCTCGAGCTTGGCATCTACTATGGCCATGAACTGCATGCCTTGAAAATCTGACCAGTCGTTCAGTACACGGTTCTGAGCAGCACCCGGTGACTGATCTGTCGGATCGATACCACGAGCCGACTCGACTATTGCACGCAGGGTGCGCATGGATATTTTAGCAGCAGCTTCGGATCCCATGACCGTGTAACGCTCCCAGATCTGCTTGCCTTCATATGTCCCACGAGCGACTTTGAACTCCACGTTCAGGTACTCGTTTCCCTTTTCTGATCTGGTAAGCAGTTGGTGACTACCGTTCTTGCCGTTGCGTACTTCCATCTGAAGGATTACGCAGCTGTCTGGTGGGATCGGGCCTTTACCTGTTGACTGAACTTCTGCGGTGTTGAAATCAAGCATTGTTATTCTCCTTTTGTATATTTGCCGTTTGTGGCTTCACTTAGTGCCTTGTGGAATGCTGACCAGTG